ATAACCATCTTTTATATCTATAAAATTTGATGTTAGAGTAAATTTTAATATACCATTGTTTAAATTAGGAGGAGCTATATTATTATATGGTAAAAAATAAGTTATAAGATGTACATTAGTTAAATCTTTATAAGTTGGCATAAGAATATCATATGATTTGATGTTAAACTTAAATATCTGAAAGACTACATCATCTCTAAAATCTTTAATTATACGTTTATCTTTTGTAACTTTAATATCTTCATTATCATCTTTATCAATTAGTTTGGATTTTGGATTATAAAATATCCTTAATAATTTTGAGAGTGTTCCCATTTTTTTTTATATTAATGTTTATTAAATTAAATATTAATAGTTATATCCATAACTATCTCATTCATTTCATGCCTAATGTAATCAAAATCATAATTTTCTATTTCCCAGCTATCTGTAACCTCATCATACATTGAGTGCATTAATCTATTACCCATACAAGTATATCCATATTCCTCTAGAATATAGGAATATACTCCCAATTGTATTCTATAATGGTTGTAGTTACATTGTTTGGTTAATACATTATTAAATACACATGTACCGTTTTCTTTTTCAGTTAAACAGTAACTATCTTGTTTTTCGGTTAATTTAGTTATTGATTTAATAAATTGCCACTTATGTTTTTTTAAACTTTCTTTGATTGATGTGCATTTAACTCTTTGACAATATAAATCTGATGTTTTAGATATATGTAAATAATACAAATCATTCTTTCTGATACTTAAATTAGTTCTTGTACCAGATTTTTGAACCAATTTAATACTTGATTTTATACCACATTTTGTTAATAGCAATTGAGCATCTCTTAATTTATCTTCTAATCCATATAATCTTATACTCTTATGTTGATTTGCACCATCAGCATCTATCCAGCCTGATAAAAATTTTAATATTGATTCTCTATCCCAAGAGAATATAATATCTGGTAAACCTTTATCGTATTTCAAAGATTTAGTAAAATCTACATTTAATTTAAAAGTAGCATACCAAGTATAACCTGTAGTAATTCTAGGTTTAGAATAAAATTTAATTTTTTTATCTTCATTATATAAACCTGCTCTTATATATTTAGAATCCACAGTACCATCACCCAAAATAAAACCATAATCATACGCATTATCTTCTTTGAAACCATCGAAATATTTAATATTAGAGTTGGGTACTCTGGGCAACCATTTAGTAGTATTTAATTTATTAATGATATCTAAAGTAGATTGTTCTTCAAATTCTCTATCTAATCTATATTTTATTAAGAATTTATGATTATCTGTAACATCTAAATAACTCCCATCATCAAACATTACTCTATATATTTCAGTATTTTTTTTAGTGGGAAAAGGTGTAACTAAACTCCAAGCATTTCCATTCCATATTTCTATACTTCTATTTACACTATCTTTAATTCGGATAACTCCAGTTTTCGTTATTAATTTTGTATCACCCGATACACAGTCATCAAAATGATTAATTGGATATTTCATTTTCTGAAAAGGATTATTCATATTCATTTTTTCATTTGTTTTATGATCTACTATCCAGAATACTATATTACCATTAAATTCTTCAACCCATAGTTGATCTATTTGTCCTAATAACATACCAGAATATACAATTAATTCTGTGTAAAATCCTGGTTTTAAATCTTTTAAATCTACAACTAATCTTTTTAAATCTTGATTTATAAATTCATTACATTGTATAACAGGAAGTTTATTTCCCGTAAAAGGATTGATCATAAAATCTTCTTGTAATGCATTAAATTCTTCGTTTGAATGATATTTTCCACCTTTGATTAATGAATTTTTATTTTTCTCATCCCAACTCTTTAATATATAAGATTGAATCTTCTTTACTTCATTCTCATCAGCATACATTCGTAGATGTTTAAATAATCGATAGTCTGTTCCTATATATCCTTTCTTATATGGTTTAAAATAATCCTTTGGTTCTTTTGGTTTATTTAATAAATAATCATCTATATGCAAAGTAGGATCTACATCAGTTTTATATAACAAAAACTCATATGCTTTATATAAACTCCAAAATACATCGTCAAATTCTTGCGAATATCGTTTCGCAACAGAACTTGCTGAGATGTATTTGAAATTTTCATCTGGAAAATTTTTATAATATTTGTGGATTGATTCGATAAAATACATTACTTTTGAGTTTTATTCTGCAAATTTACGGAAATTTATCTAAAAAAATAAATAAGATATGTTTAAATGCAAAAATTTTGAAGAATTTTTATCTATTCAGATCGAATTGTTATTTTTGTTAAAAATTAAAAATAAAAAACTTCAATTAAAATCTAAACCAAAGAAATTTTATATTCATTGTATATACCTTCATGCTCAAAATATTGATATTTCATCAATTGATGCAGCAGAAATGCTTCGTGATTATATGGGATGGATGACTTCTGATAATGTATATTCTTATAGAACTAATCTTAAAAAAACAGGTTGGTTTGTAGATGATCCATCAGCAAAAGGTGGATATAATATATTACCGATATTTAGATATACTCAACTACCTACATCAAAAGAATATAAATTTGAATTAACTTATGACATATAAGGATAAATTTGAAAAAGAGGTGGTTCAGAATACAGCATTAAAAAGTAATTTATCAGAAGAACATGTATATATAATATATAAGATTACCTTTGTGACGTTATATAGATTGATGGTTAATCCATTTACCGAAAGAATTTGTTTACCAGTAATGGGTAAATTTTGTCTTAATATGGCAAGATGTAGGAGAATGGAAGATAAAATATATCATGATATTAATCAGAAATCTAAAGTTGCTGATAGAGTTTTAAGAGCTAACTTTAATTTATTAGCTAATGTTAAATTTTTTATAAATAAATATGGTAAGCGATAATCAACAAATAGATATTCAATTAGATAATGAACAATATGTAAAGTATTTAATTAATTATCTTGATATTTTACAAAAAGGAAGGGTAAAACCTAATTCATCAAAAGAAGCACAAGTACCTGTTATCTATGATTCGATTGATAATTTACCCGACATAAAGGGTGTAAAAAATAGATTAAACTTTATTTTTTCAGTAGCACCAGTTAACAACTAAGTATTATTAACATTATTAAATATTATAAACATTATTATTATGGAATTTGAAGTTAAAATGAAAGCAGAGTTTTTAGCTTGGAAACGAGATAGATCATTTATTGATTTATTTAAAGAATCGAATCAAACCATTATAGCTGGAGGAAAACCTAGAGTATTGGTAGAAGCATTTTTATATATTCCTCCAAAAACTGATACAGATATTCTTACAACAGATACAGAACCGCAAATTTTGGCATTTAGCGATTTGAATTTATCCCAACAAAGAGGTTTAAGATCTTTACCGTTTGTAAAAGTAATACACTCAATAGGTAGTAGTTTTGAACCAGGTCAAATTTTTGGTGTAAAAGATCAACTTGCTAAGGTTGAATATAATGAAAGATATAAAGAATGGAACTCGCAGCGAGCAATGCAACCTTCAATGGAAGGAAAAGTACCTATGCCTCCAATGTACTTTATGGGATGGGATGCTTGGGATGCATTTAAATACAAGATTAATAAATTTACAGATGTAGTAACTTGTAAAGATCAAATGGTATTTTTGATACCAGAAGATTTTTTAATTACTAATTGTAATTATGGAGATGATAATCCTATTTTAGCTAATAAAGCTACAGAACAAGTTGCAAATAGTACATCTGTAGAACAATTAGCTCTTAAATTAGAATATAAGGAGAACTAATGGTTATATTAATAACTCTAATATTATTTTATTTAGTAGTTATTATATCTATAATAACTCACACAGATCCTTGGGATTATTTTGATTATAAACGCTGGAGAAGTGTTAGTATTTGGTTAGCAAAATTATATTTGAAATCACAAGGAGAAACCACCACTTATCTCGATAGAACACAAATATTTAATTATGGATATAGATTTAGTAAATGTTATCCTTGTGTTATAGCAGGTAAATGTATTAAATGTAATTGTAATATAGAAGGTAGATTTAATAATTTTACTGATACTTGTAGCGATGATAAATTCGGAGAAGCTCTTAGTGAAGAAGAAATTGATGAATATTTTTTTAATCCAAATAATGAATTTGAAATAACAGTTAAAGAATCATGATAGAAGTTTTTTTTAATAAAGGAGGAGTTGCTAATAATAAGAAAAGTTTATCCTTTCAAAATGAATCGATAGTATTAGACACTCCTATAAATGCTGGAGATACGAACGTACCGCTTGTTTGGAAATATACAGGTAGTCCGCTAGATATTGTATATGTTAGACCTCATTGTGGATGTACTGCTGGAGTATCGTTTGTAGGTAATACAATTATTGCTTATTATAATGATACATCAGTAGCTAATACTACAACACAACATATTAAAAAACAATTATCAGTATATTTAGATGATGGTAAAGAGTTAAAGATTAAACAAGGTTTAAATAGTGTTTTTAATGATAATAAAGCAAAGATTATTATAGAATTTACTGTTAAAATAAATCCATTACCAAAACCTCCTTATAATAAAAAGGATTATTAATATGATTGAAGTAAATCTTAATAAAAAATTTGATGATTGTTTTCCAATTATAGCTAGATCACATGCTATACAAGAGATATATACAAGATATCCAAAAATAGCAGATAAGATATTATGGAGTATATTTTTATTACATTATCCAAATCCAGATTTAAATCCTAAAATAAATATTCCTTATAATGAGAGATTGGTTGATATTAGAACTTCTTATTATGATTTAGATATAGCATCTGAATTAGTAAAAGATGCAATCAAATCATTTATATCACATATCGAACCAATAGAGTTAAAGTTATATACTATTCAACGTAAGAAGTTAGAAGAACTTACAGAACACTTTGGAGAATTGGATATGAAAGTGGAAAAGGATAAAGATGAATATTTAGCGATAAGTAAGATACTTCCGTCAATTTGGTCAAATTTTGATAAAGTTAAAAAGGATTATTTAGCAAATATATCTAAAGAAGCTTCTACTGAAATAGAAGGTAAAGGAAATCTTTCTAAAGCAGAAGAAAGAAGATTAAGAGGATAAATAAGTATTATTAGTATTATATATATAAGAGTGATTAAATGAGTGATGTAAAAGTTTATAATATAAACGGTCATAACATTGTAAGTTTAGCACCTTATATATATAATGCTAAGAATTTTTTATTTAGAGATCATCCTAAATATCATCCTGATAGTAGTAATTACTTACCATATTGGGATAATGAAGCAAAAAAAGCTATCGAAGGATTTTGGGGATTGGATCAAAAAGGAAAAACTAATGATGATCAATTTGATCCTTCATTACCAGGGGGATGGAGGTTTATAACACCTCAACATTACTGGCATATTAATTATTGTTTTCTACAACACTTACCAGATCCAAAATCTCCACCAATAACCCAATTAGCAGATTTTAGAGATATAGATACCTATTGGTTTTATTTATATCTTATAGCATGTGGATTTTCAGGATTTTATGGAGATGAAAATAGAAATTGTCATTACTTATTAAAAAGGTATGAAGATTGTTTAACTTCCAAAAATAAACATTTTACTCTTACTCCGAAAGAAAAAGATTTATGGGATTCTATACAAGATACTATCAAAAAACCAGATGGTTCTTATAAAAAATATATATCTCCTCTTTATTATCTTAAAAGTACATTTTCTAAACCAATGGGTTCTATTATATATGAGAATCCAATGTACAATATGGCAGATCTAGAAGCTAGGGGATCTGGAAAAACCTATAGACTAATAGCTGTTGCATCTCAAGCATTTAATTTCTTTGGTGCTAGAACATTCGATCAATATTTAAAAGTAAAAAAAGGTCCTACTATTTGTGTAGGTTCTGCATTATCATCCAAATCAGGTGGATTACTTAAGAAATTTGAGTTTAGTCAGAATATGTTGGTTGATAATTTTGGTGAATGGGATGACGGTGTTACGTTTATACCAGGTTATTTTCATAAAGAAACATCTGGGGTAATATCATCTGGTAATGAAAAGAACCCATACCGTCATGAATTTAAAGCTAAAAAAGGTAAAACTTGGAAAAAAGCAGGTACATTTACATCTATTGTACATCAGTCTTATGAAAACAATCCAGAAGCATTTGTAGGAAATAGATCTATCTTAATGATAGAGGATGAGTTTGGATTAAATGAAAATGCTGAGAAATGTGCTCATGCTGACAATACTGTAATGAAAATGTCAGGTGTTAAGATGGGTATTGCAGTTAAATCTGGTACGGGTGGAAACATATTAAAAGTAAAAGGAGCTAAAGCTATCTTTTATAATCCAGATGATTTTGGATATTTAAAACTAGAAGATCATTGGGAACATAGTTCTCGTGGTATATCAGTATTTATACCATCATATTATGTCGATAGTTCGTTTAGAGATGAGAACGGTAATCAAAATATAATTCGTGCATATCAACAAGAGATGCATAATAGAGCAAAACTCATTAATGGTGCTAGCTTAACTATGCTTGATGGTTATATAATTGACCACCCAATAGTTCCATCTGAAATGTTTTTAGCACCAGAAACAAATATATTTCCTGTAGTATTGCTTAGAGAACATAAAGCAAGATTAGAAGCTAAAAATGTATTTGAAAAAATTACTAGTTTTGGACATTTAGAATATACTGATAAAACAGAAAAACAAGTAAAGTGGGTTGTTAATACAGATAGATATAGACAACCTATTAAATCTTATGATTTAAAATCTCATGATGGAAATTTAGGAGGTTGTATTAGTGTATTTCAGCATCCTGTAGATGGTATTCCAGATCCAACATATAATTCATCTTTGTATAAAATAGCAGTTGACCCTGTTCGAGATGATAATGGAGGTATATCTTTGTATGCAATTTCAGTATATAAAGGATATACTTTAGCTGGATGGAATGATGATTTTCAAAATACAATTGTAGCCGAATATTATGGTAGGTTAGATGATGTTGATGAAATGCATGAAATAGCTATTAAATTATGTTTATATTATAATTGTAAAAATCTTCCAGAAACAAATATTCCAGATATTATTAGATACTTTAAAAGGAAGAAAAAATTACATTTATTTCAAGCAAAACCTTGGGATAGTATATCTCACGCTATTGCATCACCTAGTGCTAAATATGATATAGGTGTAGATATGAGTTCTCCTAAATTAAAAATACAGGGTGAGCAGTTAATAAATAAATGGTTGAACGAAAAAAGAGGAGTAGATGAAAGTGGAAAAAATATATTAACTTTGCATCCTATAAACTCTTTGAGATTAATAGATGAGTTATTAGTATATGATCGTAGTAAAAATACAGATGGTGTAATAACATTGATGCTTATAATGTTTTGGATACATCAGGAAGAATTAGTTCCTGTTCAGAAAAAAGATAAAGCATCTCATAAATCAAAGGTTGATGAGTTTTTTGAAAATAATCAAAAACTTAAAGGATTAAATAATATTATGCATAATGAATATATATCATAATAAAATAGATAAATAATGAGTATATTAAATCAAGAAGATTTATTACCTTTTTATAGAAAAAATTCTTATGAGGAGAAATTTGCAGATAATGCAAAATGGATCGAACTCTGTGTAGATTCTATAGATAAAAATATGGGATATTCCGATATAGCTTATCATACTAAGCTTGATGTAAACTATAGTATTATTAAAAATAAAAGTGGATCTGCTGTTTATCAGGATTTAATAAAATCAAGACAAATTATAGATCCTAGTATTACAAATAAAAAACAACATCGAAAAAATTATGATATACTTTCTCCCATATATAAATCGATGGTTGGTGAACAACAAAAGAGAGAGTTATTTGCTATTTGTAAAGATATATCTGGATATAATCAATCATTGTATAAAAAGAAAAAGTTAGATTTATATACGGGATATGTTAAATCTAATATACATGCTCCATTACAACAACAAGCTACACAAGAGATTCTTTTAAAATATCAAATTCAAGATCCCAAACAACTAAAACCAGAAGAACAAGATCAGATATCTTTTGAGATAGAAGAATTAATGAAATTCAAAACTCCAAAAGATATTGATAAATTTATGACTGATGATTATAAATCTCCTACTGAAACCCAACTTCAAGAGATTTTAAACTGGGTTATATCCGAATTTAATATCAAATTTATTACAGATGAAGCATTTAAACATTTTATTCCATCTGGTAGATCAATTTGTTATACTAATATAGAAAATTTTAAACCTGTTGTAAAGATTATAAACCCTCGTGGTTTTAGATATGTAGCAAAAGATAATAGTTACTTTATATCTGAAGGTGAACAATGGATGAATGAAGAATTTATTACTTATGGAGAATTATTATCATCTATTCCTCATGATTCTAATATAGAAAAAGTTTTACAAGATAGTTTTTCATCTTTTGCGTATGGAGATAGAGGAGATCATCGAAGATATATAACTGGAGAGATGCCATCTAATATTCTTACAGGAATAGCAGATTATGATTCTCAGCATGATAACTATATTACTAGAAGTTTACCAAATAATTTAGCAACTAATGATGGTCAAGGTTATTTATCATATTTATATTCTAAATTTGGTAATACATCATTATTTAATAATAAAATAAGAAAAGTAAATATTTGTTATACTGCATATTCAAAAGGATATCATGTACAGAGATATAATAAATCTTCTGATACAATGCAGTATTATTGGGTAGGAGAAAATTATGAAACAAACAAAGAGTTAGATGTTAATGTTACTGAATATTGGTTTCCAGAATATTATCAAGCAGATAAGATAGGATATGATAGTTCTTTGATATATAATAAAAAAAGAGTTGAGTTTCAAAATAGATCAGTTAATAATCCTTGGGATATTACTCCACCTTACGATGGAATAGAATATGCAAGATTATTTAATAATACATCGCTAGTTGCTCCGTTAGATTATGGTAAAGCTTATCAAGAAGAATTTAATGATGTTAAAGAAAAGATTGAAGAATTAGATAAAACTAATATTGGTAGAATTTTTGCTTTACCAGAATCTTTTATTCCTACAGACTGGAGTTTGGAAAAATTTGTAGCATTTATTAAAGAACATAAAATCGCTGTTATTAATGAGAATAATAGTAGTATAAACCCAGCAATTGCATCTCAAATCTTAAAATCAATTGATGCAACAAACAATAATGATATTATTGGATATATTAATCGTTTATCATCTATACGATCAGAAGCGGAAATAGCAATGAGTTATAGTCCTAGTAGTTTAGGACAAGCTCCTGCTTCTATAACAGCTACAACAAATCAACAAAATGTAATACAATCATCTTATAAAACAGAAGATATATTCTCATTACACAGCATGTTTATTAATAGATTACTAACTAATGCTGTGTTAATGGTGCGAAATGCATTAACTAAAAATGATGAATTAAAACAAGCATTACTTAGTATTCCTAGTTTAGCAGCATTAGATATAGATACAAATCTTTTGATCGATTCTGTTCCTTTTATAGATATAATAAATAGAACAAATGAGGTTAAAGCGGTAAATGATGTTAAAGATCTATTACAACCAATGATTCAAAATCAGATTATCACTAAGATATCTGATGTAATGAAACTTCAATTTAAAAATAATCCTGCTGAAATGCTAAATGTAGCAGAAAATGCAGAAAGACAAATTGAACAACAAAGACAAGAAACGATAAAACTAGAACAAGAAAATCTTGAAAAAGATAGAAGATCTCGTGAAATGATGGATGATAAACGATTGGAATTTGAAAAATATAAATTCGATAGAGAACAAGAAACTAAACGATATATATCCGATAATGATGCTGCTAAATTTGAACGTCAAATGGATGCAGATAATAACGATGTTCCTGATTCTGTACAAGTTGCGTTGATTAATAGAGATAAAGAATTAGAAAAAGAAAGAATACGATCGGGAGAAGTTGTTAATAAAGCAGCTAATGATGTAAAAATAGCTAATATTAATGCGGAGCGAAAAAATACATCATAATTAAAACACAAATCTAAAAAAAAAAATAACCATATATTATTATTATTATTAACCATTTAAATTTGCAACATGATTTCAGATAATCAATCAAATTATTTAGATATAGATGAGTCTATATTTACCGATGTAGTTCCAAGGGATCTATCAGATAGTGATTTTATTAAACCAAGTGATAATATCATTCCTGATTCTAATGTTACTCCTGGTATAACACCTATTGAATCTAAACCAGAAACACCTATACCAGCAGATAATAAACCTGCTCAGGATACTAGTAAACCAGTTGATCCTGCTAATCCCGAACCAAAAGATAAAGATCAGAACAAACCTGATGATTCATCGAATGATGATTTTTCAGATTATTCTCAACCAGCATTATTTGCCCAACTTTTAGCTGAGAATAATTTAAACTTTTTTGGTGATGAAATACCAAAAGATTTAGATCCTATAGGTTTTGTAGAAAAGTTTTCTGAAGCATCTAATGCTTTTATATCAAATGTAATTAATAATAAATTACAGGAGATGGGTACAATAGCAGATTATATTCAATTTAGATTAAATGGAGGATCTAACGAAGCAATAGATCCTATTTTGGAGATAGAGAGAGTTGCTAGTTTTAATATAGATGATCCAAATGTTACAGATGATGATCTTATAAGAGTAGTTTCATCCATGTATGAGAATCAAAATATACCAAAACACTTAATACCCAATTTGATCAAAGTTGATAAAGAAAACGGTGTTTTGGATGTAAGAGCTAAAGAATCCATTGATTTTCATAAAAAGTATAAGGATGATTTATTTACAAAAGCAAAAGATGATTATGATGCTAGTATTCGTGCAGAACAATATCAGAAAAAACTTGAAGCAAATGCTTTTGCAAATAAATTAAAAGAAACAGAGAAGATTGGTACTATTGTGCTTACTGATGTTGATAGAGCAGAAATATTCGATTTTCATCATAAACGTGATCAGTTAGTTAAGTACAAAGATGATGCTGGGAATATTGTATCTGATTATGTTACTAAGTATGAGTTGGATATGTATCAAGCAGTAAATGATCCAGAAAAATTAATCAAGCTTACTTATTTTTTAAAACATGGATTTGATCTATCGTCGGATTCAAAAATAGTAAGCAATTTAAAAAAAGATGCTAATGCTTCGTTGCTTAGAGCAATTGAAGGAAATAGATCTAGAGTTGATAACACAAGTACATTAAAGAATAATGCTAATGCTTCTAGAGAGGAGTTTATAGCAGATATTGATATTAGATAATAGACATTAATTAATTAAAAAAATTTATATGAGTATTAATTTGGTAGAACCTAGTGGATGGAAAATATCCAAAATTGCTGCAAACGATTTTGTATATGCGAATTTTACAGACGAAAATGTATTATTCAAACATAATCCATCTTACACTCCTTGGGTTGATCTAACTAGAGGTAAAGCTCTAGAAACAATTGCGAGTATATCCAAGAACATATACGGAAAATCATCTAGTATGTTGGATATGTTTAAAACTAATGGTACAACTATGTATTCTGATTCAGAATATATTAGGTGGTCATTAAAAGGTACTAACAACACTAAAGTGTATGCTTTAGAGAATTTACAACGTGATAATCCTACTCCATGTATCGGATTTTCTCCAATTGTTATGAAATTCTCACATGGCTTGTGGGTTAGTTCGGATGTAATATATCCAGAAAATAATCCTAGTATTGAGTTTATGATTAATGAGGTTGTGAGTGATGGTACTGCTTATAATTATACTCTACAACTTAAAACGAGAAGTGAATATGATTATGTTGAGCAAGATGTATTAGAACCTAATATCGTTTGGTGTAAGCGTGGTGCAAATCATTCAGAAGCATCTGGAGAATATGGTAGTTCTCAAATCAAAGGTGGACCAAGTATTATTACTTTCCAAACTCAATTAGGATCTTATTCTAAATCACATGAGATTACTGATAAAGCAGCTCATAACATCTTACGCATGAGAGCCAAAGATGCTCAGAATAATTTGATTCCTAATTTCCCTGATCAGTTTGTACATTTTGATGAAGCAGAGTTCCATCTCGAAGTAAAACATGAAAGAGCAGCTTCGTTATTCTGGGGTAGAGATGCAGGATATAATCTCATTGATCCTACAACAGGATTCCATAGAAGAACATCTCCAGGTGCATTAGAATTTTATGAAGATGGTAATCTTTTAGAGTACGATGAAACGAATTTTACTGTAGATTTTCTTAGAGAACAATTTAAGAGTTTCTTCTATGGTAGAGTATCACCAGAAAATGCGAGAATTAAAGTTAAAGCTGGTATTGAATTGTTATCTTTAGTTAATAAAGCATTAAGCAAAGAATATGCAATGAAACCTACACAAAAACCTTATGCTGATTTTGTTAAAGATGGTAAATCGTTCCCTGGATCTAATCAACCTGGAAAACATTTAACAGATCCTCAATTTATGGGATTTGATTTGTTCCCTTACGGTACTATTGAATTTGAACACTTCCCTATTCTTGATGATGTAGAAATGAATGGTGGTATGGTACATCCACAAACTGGTCGTCCACTTACATCATATTGGGGATTTATTGATGATATAGGAATAGGTGTAGGTAACAATCTAAAGCATTATATACTTAAAGGATCAGAATATTTTAACTATATTTGTGGTACTTACTCTCCTGCTGGTGCAATTGATGTAAACAACTCTAAAGGTTTTGTTTGTACGCACGGTAAGAGAAGTTACAAAATGGTATATTCAGTTATTGAAGGGGTAATGATGACAGATACAAAAAGATCGTTGTTCTTACACCCATCTGTAAACTAAAAAAAGTAGATTATATGAGATGATGTAGTTATAATAGATATCTACATCATCTCTTTTTTATTATTATTATTATTAAAAAATAAATATTTATTATGAATCTTGAATTTAGACCAGGTTTAACAACCTGTAAAACAGAAATCTTTAATAGTTCAACTATTATTAAACCAGCACCAAATTCATCTAAATTTTTTAGAATAGATAAAGGTAGTAAAATTGGTGATGCTGTTGTTAACCAGTATGGTATTGATCAATTTGGTCAAGAAGTACTTTTAAACTCTGAACCTTATAAACAAGAGCGATTTGGAGATACTATACAATCTCACGGATTAGAATTTAATTACTCAAAGAATAAGTGGTTGATTATAGATCCAACAGATCCTATGAAAAAAAGAGTATTAGAATCCAATAGTGATATTATAAATGAATTAGTTGAAAAGTGTCGTCTTATCAACCAAAGAATAGATCATCCTGATAGAGGTAAGTACATCACATCTGCTAATATATTTGATAGATATGATCCTTTTTTTACACACACAGAAGCAAGAATAAGTTTGAATGGTGGTAACGCATTTCTTAAAACAACTAATTCCGATTATCTAAATGTCGTAGTACTTTTGGGTTTATTAGCTCGAAAGAAATTTCAATTAGGTACTAATACAAAAACTGGTTTAAGTGGTACACAAGTAAAATATATTGTTATAGATACTCAGCTTGAAAGAAAAGAAAAGAGTGATAAAAGACGAAGGGATGAGCGAGTTAGAGAAACTTTTAGTGCTCTTGATAATGAAAGAAAATTAAAAATATTGATTGCACTAGGTATAACAACTATTAATATTGATAATCCAGATTATGATTTAATAGATAATTTGTTATATGATTTCAGTAAAGATTTTGAAACTAAGTATCAAAATACTTTAATGACAAGAGGAGAAGCTTATTTAGCAATGGTAGAAAGTCCACCAGATACAATAGAAGCACATTATGCTTTTTATTATGGTAAAAAGACAAATGTAATTACTATTCTAAATAAATCATATAATGCTTTTGGTCAAAGATTGGGTGTAACTGTAAAAGAGTGTATTCAATTATTACTATCTCCAAGTAATAATTTACTACAAGATATTTTAGCAGCAGCAGAATCTTATCAAAAAGATTTACTTGCCAATAGAGTTAAACCAGTATCTAATAGTAATAATAATACTGATACTATTACTCCTATTGTAAATAAAGCATCAAAAGTAACTAAACAATCTAAAGCAATTAGTGATACTACTGTTACAGAAGATGAATCTGATGATCAATCTAGTAACATAAGTGATCCTAATTCATTAGATGATATGACAATAACACCAGATAATTCATTATTAGATTAATATTAATAAATCATGGTATCAGTACACACATTACATTATAATTTTGAGAGAGTATGTCATAGATTACATACAAGTATCGAAAAAGATGTATCTGCTGTAGATATCGATTCTTATTTAAATAAAGCTAAAAATATTTTATTAAACAGATATGATCAGTTTATCCAAATAAATAGAGAGTTTTCTAAAATTTTAAAAGATATAGAAGTTCATGATAAAGAATTGAAATTATTTAAATCAAATTCAGAATACTCTCTTTATAAATTACCTGATAATTATTATAACTATCTGCGAGTTAATTTAGATGTTTTTACTGATAAATGTACTGATAGACAAGCTATTAGAACAACAACTTATGTTACTCAAGATACTCTAAACGAAACTCTAAAAGATTCTTTTAGAAATCCATCTTGGTACTTTAGAAGATGTTTATATACCTTTGTTGACGATAAGATAAAGATCTATCATAATTCTAAATATAAGATTGATAATGTTAAACTTTCTTATATAAGATGGATACCTGATGTAGCTGCTGCAAGTTTATCAATAAAAGGTAAATATCTTTTATCTGATCAAAAAACAGTCATAACAGAAGATATAGATTTAGATGTTTCTGAAAGAAGTATTTTTTGGGATAGAATGGTTGATATAGCAGCATATTTGTTTAAAAAAGATGTAGATGATAATTATAAAGTTGATTTAGAATCATATCTTTTTAATCAAAATTTAGGTGTTAATTAATTTGATTTTTAATTTTTAAATAATTATATATGCCGAGCGATCGCAAAATAAGGGAGAATATACTTGTACCTACGGGTACGGTTGTTGCACCAAATAAATATCTATACTCTTTAGATGGAGAATTAGCATCTCTCAATGATTCTATTGGTTTGGGTTATATTGTATTCTATGATCCTAGAAATAATATGACAGTTGGACCAGGAGTAACACCAACCCAAGTACCTAAATTAGGTATAGCAGTAGCTTTGGATAAAGAGGGAAAAGGATATCCTACAGTACTTAGAAAAGTATTCGGTGATTCGTTGAACTCTTTTGCTAGAGATACAATGAAACTTACAACCGAATCTACTTCTTTTGGTTGTAATCACATCATGGATTTTTATACAACTTGTACTTTTAAAGGTGAAAGTTATAGTATAGAAATTCATACCAGAGGAGCATCACAACTTACAGATAATAACTGGAATGATTGGAGAAAAGAAACTTTTACTGTAAATCTAAAAGATTATGCTTGTGAAAGTTGTGAATTTGGTATAGATTGTAAAGCTGTAATGTGTGCATTAGCTCATAAAATTAATTCACATTTTACTAAACGTAATGTAAATAGGAGTGGTAAATTGCTCAAACGTATGTCAGCTAAAAATGCTGAATCTAGAGAATGGACAGCATATGCATTATTCGAGAATGATTGTATTTATACAATTACAAATGCTTCTCCAAATACTTGTACTGATTGTACGCATATCACAGGAATTAACGGTATAACAATAGGTGCTAATCCACCTGTTATCTTTAATACAGCGAGTTTGATAGGCGGTGTTTCTCTAACATCTAAAGAGAAAAAAGAAAGAGTTCTTGCTTTGATTAATAAAGCATTTAGGGATGCTAAAGTTGAAGGTTCAGCAGTATTGGATGAACAATTAGTTGGTTCAGGTGCTCCTTGTGCAGATTTCAAAATAAGAGTAAACTCATGTGTTACATTTGATCTTTTAGATGCGAATAATGCACCATTACCAAAAGTTTGTTCTAATCCATTCCAAACTATAACAACCGATCCAGAATGTGTGGGATGTACTCCAGGATCTTCTTGGACACCAACATGTGGTTTAAGAGTAGTAGCACATCCAACTGAGATTATATGTGATTGTAATGAATTTGATAGAACATATTGGTTTCACAGAGAGATTAGAATAGCTGTTCCAGATAGTATGAATAATTGGTCTAAGTTTGTAACCAAAACAATTCAGAAACCTTTAGCACCTAAAGGATTAGGTATTCAATGGCAAAAACGTATCATTGATATGTCAAATGGTGGACCAGGATATGCTTACGATAATTTTGTAAACGATGTGGTTGGGTTGTATGGTGCGCAAAGAAAGAATACCGCTCTAAAAGCATCTACACAAGGTTTGGAATGTAGAGGAGAGTATTGTTCAATCAATATAGAACATGGTCTTAGATTTACTGAAACTGGTGTATCAGATCCATTATCAGAATCTAAAGGTAGATCGATAATTTTGGTTAATAACAAACATACAGCTTTATATGCTGCTATTAAAGCAGTATTAGATCCTTGGTTGGGAGCATTAGGTTACAAACCTATTAATTGCGGAGCTGATGTTGATCAAATTGAACCAATTGATTATGAAACTGAAGTAGTTACCACAGATCCTAGTTATGATCCTAGTGCTGATGAAGGAGAATCTGGATTAGGTACTATTGGATAAATAATTTAAAAAAAGATAGCTCTTAAATAAAAATAAGAGCTATCTTTTATACCTTTTAAACTTAATTTGTTATGAGTAAACCAACCAATAAAGGGGAAGTATTTGTTCCAGGAGCATTTAAAATAGATAGAAAAGGAAATCCTGTCAATGTTCCTTCGATAATTGCGCAAGAACCAACTGATTGTTGTGGTATTGATTGTTGTAAAAAGGTTATAAAATTTATAGATGATACTAATGTTCCAAGAGAGATATCTCTACAAGCTATCTATAATTTATTAAATCCTTAATTTTAATAATTAATAAGTAATAAGTAATGAGTAATTGTCTTTGTATAATCGATAATGAATTTAATTTCACTATATCATATAGAGACAATTACTTTATTTTTACTGATTATAGTAGCTGGGGAGAAATAAAAGATGTAAATGATAAGGTGTCAGTTACTATCAAACAAAACGAAATATCTAAAGAAATATTTATCTATCCAAATCAAGCTAATATTGTTAAATATGATAATTTAATTCCTGGTGAATGTGGATATGATGGGATATATCAATTTATTATAAAAACATGTAGTGATACACAAATATTATGTGTTAACTATTATATTCTTAAAAATATCGAGTGTGCTTATAGAACACTTGTTTTGAAAGAAGATTGGGATAATGCTAAAATCTTACAACAATATATAGAGCTTATAAAAGCTAATGCATATTTTAAAGATTTTGATAAAGCAAAGGAGTTTTACTCAATAGCAGTAAAATTTATAAAAAAATTAAATTGTAATTGTTAAGTATGATTAGTAATCCAAATAGATGTGGGTGTATTAGTACTGAGGTAATATCTCCTTGTGATCATCCGAATGATGAATGTTGTTTAACAGTTTGTAATATATTAGCTGATAAAGAAACATATCCGTGTGGAGATAGTAGAGTATTGGATATAACTAAATTTATCAAAATACCATCATGTTGCGATAATTCTTCAGTACAAATAACCATAAAGGAATCATCTAATAACTTAAAAGATGTAGTTGCATCTTATAATTATACGGCAAAATTATTTTCAGTATCATACACATCAAATTATGATGATGGTAAAGATTATAAATCTGCTAAAATTGTATATCAAGTTAAATGTGGATTATTACGTTTAAATGCAACAATAATCATACCATTTAAACAACATAATGAGAATCCAGATTGTCCTAGCGAACATTATAACCCTTGTACTGGTGATTGTATAGAAATACAAAACGAAGTATCCATTGGATCAAAAGGAAATGAAATAACCATATCATAAAATAAAAATAGATAATGATACAACCTAATAGTATAAGTATTATAAATTCAATAGTTGTTTGGTCTGGTAAAGTTACAAACGGTAATACTCAAAATAATGGAGTAAATATACATTTTGATATACCGAATGATTTTGAATTAGTTTATCAACCTACTTTAACAAAAGGAGTATATAATAATATAACATCTACTGTTATAGTAGATATGTCTCCTAATGAAGTTATTGATTTTAATTTTGTTTTAAAACTAGCCAATACAACCCAAGGGTTTAATTATAATTATCACTTTATCGCTAGTGTTACTGGTTTAGATACAACATCTACAAATAATATTTTAGATGATATAGTTAATTATAATACAGCAGCTTGTGGTCCATTAGGAGGAGGAGTGGAAGATTTTTTTGGTTGTTTATGTATAGACGTATCACTTAACGATACTCCTTGCACAGAAGGTACATCTCAATGGGTATTAAATGCATTAAGTGTTGTAAATTCTAATTCATATAGATGGGATGCAAATACTGGTAAAGGTAGTTTTACACCAATTGATCCGTCAAAACCTGTAACTGGTACTTATAAACTTAATTGTATAAATGGATTATCTGTTGTAGAAGTAAGTTGTGATGTTCCTTTTACAATTTATCCACAATTAGAAAGCAAAAAAATATTTGATCATAAAGTTGGTTATAAGTGTGGTGTTGATTTAACAGAAGCAGAAATTATCGTACTTCAATCACAAACACAATATGCATTATTAGATAGTAATGAAATTAGATCTTATTGTTGGGATACAATATTAAACAATGACGGAGAAATTGTCGGTGGATTTGCATTAACTTGTAATGAAAAACAAAACACTAGAACTTTTTTTGAATGTAGTATAGAAGAATGTGTTGTTATAGATCCACCATGTCCAGATTGTAGTGGAAATCCACAAGGAGATTTACCATCTGATGTATATACAGTAATAAGTGCTTATGAAGATTATTCTCCAGAAATAGGAGATATAGTATATGTATCACATCCTTTACATAACGCTGTTTATAAATGGAATGGGAGTCAATGGAAAATATGGGATTGTGGATGTGTAAGTTATGAAAGTGCTAATCCATATCCTACAGCAGTAGGAGTTACAGGAACAACAACTAAGACTGTTACAATAACAATGTCTGATGGTAATAACCTAACGACTACTTTTACAGACTTAGATGCGGATACAGATACTA